TATTTACAAAAGAAGCAGCAAGAATCCCCGACTACATAGCCAGGGACAAACACAAAGATATAACCCTTGCAATAATCATTAACGATTACCGGCCTTCTACTTTACCGGATAAACTTAGTGCTTAGTATTAATTAATGTATCATTTTATCCTCCTTTCCTTTAAAACCTTTTTCCGTAGGAAATTGTTATATAAGTGAAACTTAAACTTTTCATACCGGAAACGGTCTGTGAAGATAGTGCCGGTATTACCACATAAATAAGTTACAACTAACTCCAGCTCCTACGTACCAACCACCCGGATAACTATACCCTGCCTGTAAACCTAATCCCCATCGTTTCTTCTTCGAAGTAACAGTATGATAAATATCATTCGTCACTGTCTGAAATACAGCTCTTGGAAATATCTGCAAACTATCCAGTCTCGGACGATAGCCGGACACCCATGCACGGTAAAGGCTGTCTTCATAGTAAGCCTGTTCACGCTCGACTACCGTATCACCTATGTGCATGGTGTCTTTTAGTTGAATGAAGAGCAAGGGAGCCATAGGCGGAGATATGGTTAAGGAGCAAACCTTGATAACCGTCTTTATCTTCGTCTCGGTCTTGATTTCTGGCGGGAGAGGCTCGTGCGGATTACACTGCATCCACACGATCACGCCAAGCAACAGGCAGACTAGTATCCAAGGGAGGGACTTCATAGAATACTATCGCTTGAAGACCACTCCGAACTTGCCAGCAAAGTATTCAATTCTTCGCCTTCGTATACCGGATAAGGATAAGACACAATCGGTGTCTCTCCGTCCTCTGAAAGAGTCATAATCATTTTACTTGCAAATATTTCAGCATAATGTTCGGCTTTCATCAAAGCCTTTTTACCATTCAAGCTTATACGAGGCACTAAATTTCTTTTATCCAGCTCCTCTTGTGGAACTTCCTCCAAATCGGAATATGGAAAAACGATGTACTGTAACGTTGACATAAGTTATTTTATAAATGTTATTTTGTTAATAATTTCGTTCAAATTCGCTGTGGGGAATGTAATGTATTTCATAATTGCTATTAAAACGTTTTATTTGCGATTAGGAAGGAAGCAATTTTTTTAGCTATTTCCTTGAATCCTTTTTTAGGGTGTGTACCATCACTATCATTAAAGTATTGGCTGAAATTATACTTATTCCACCCCAACGTATTATACATATCACAGCATGGGATATGGTTAAGTCTTACTTCATTTTCAATAGCTTCACTAAAATCTTTAAGTGTCCCATTTTTCAATGAGTCAGAGGTGTTAGGCTCATTGCTTCCTGATTGTGGAAGATATGGTTGTTCAGTGCTACCCATCCTATCACTCCAATACCTATCATCCCATTCGGAAATAGAGTAAGACGAATATCGAACAATAGGGGTGAACCAATAGATTTTCACATGAGGGTATGTCGATGATAACAATCTTATAATTTCATTGACAGCTCCTAAAGTCTTACCAATATCCGTACTTCCACTCTCACCTAAAGTCGCAGAATATGAAGGCCAGTCATTTGTTCCTGCAAAAACTGTAACTGCATCAACAGAATCCCAATCTACGGACTTCAACAACTCAATTATAGCTGTTTTATCACTATTTTTAAGCTCCTTCAAATAGGTCGCAGCATTTTCTTGCATAGTGAAATCCTGGGAGCAAGCGGCTTTCACCATGTTTATAACATCCAGTGCGGCATATCCCTGCAATTCGCTAGTAGGAGTTTCTACAGGGTGGGTCCTCTGGCGAATCTGTGTGCCCCCAATACCTACATTAAACACTTTTGCACCATAAAATTTCTCGATATAATCACTATAACTACGACCTTTATCATCTTTAAGCTCTGTAATACTATCTCCAAATGCTACAATTTTAGAACCTTTCAAATCTATGTTATTTAGTATATATTCCATAGAATCAGGAGTCGTGTAAGTAAATGAATAATCTACAGGTTCGATTACCTCATCATCAATACTCGTAGAATAGATATATAAATAAGGATATCCGGGCTGAATATTAATTTCTATTTCAGTATCAAATGATTGATTTTTGAGGTAAACCTTAAGTGTTCCGGATTGGCTATCCTTGTAATATATATTAAAAACAGGAACTGTAGGAGAAGCACATTGAACTTTCAAAAAAATAGGTAATTTCATGTTGGGAAAAGGGACATAAATAGCTATTCTTTTCATAGTAGATTGAAGCACTTCTTTGCGAATAATACCATCTAACGCTATTCTTATATTTTCGTTGTTTCGGTCGATAGCTTGTGCATATTCAATCCAAGCCTTTTCGGTAGTTCCGATTTCCTGTATCTTTTCTAAATTTTCCATATCATTCGTTTTTAATTAATGTTTCATTTGAAATTAAAGTCTCGTTATTCAGCATTGTCAAGTAGCTGGAGATAACAAGGTTTATCTTTTGAGGGGATTTGACTATCTTTCCCGTAATCTCGTAAACGCCATTGTCACCGGATATGGATATATCACTGATAGCATTGCACGATACCTCCATTAGCTTATCAGAGGTATTTGGCAACGTTACAGTGATGGTAACCATGCTATCTACAGAGATATATTCTCCGGGATTAACAGAATAGGTTATGGAAGAATAAGGTAGATTACTCTTCACTATCGGTCTAAACTCCACCATATCCGGATACAGCGTACCCAGCTTATGCTTCTTCAACTGGCGCTCTATCAAGAACTCGGACATACTATATGGGAAGGACATGAGAGAGTAGATAGCTCCGTTGAAGAAACGAGAATCACCATCCCTAATTGTTCCTAACCACATATCAGGGACATCTTCTGCTGCACCTGCTGCTATAGATTGCCCGCAATAAGAGTATTTAGATAAATAAGATATACTTCTAGTAGAAATAAATTTTAGACCAGAAGTAGCTTGACCAAAACTATAAACACTATTTCCGGCAGTTTCCACAAATGCCCCCGGATTATTCTTTGACAATATAGCTCCAATATTAGCAAATATTTCTCTATCGGTTACTACCGTATAATCCTTGTAAACAGGCATCCCTGTCACCTTACCGAAGTCATTTACTCCGTCAAGGCAGAGAGCACCTGCGTGGGAAGGGATTTGTGTGATGGTTATATTGCATGGTTCATTTACAATTCCCGGAATACCTCCAAATCTTAATGTTAAATCCGTAGCTCCATCAGGTAAAATATATGAATATACACCATCTTGTTTTATATCATTATATATAATTCCCGTAGAAGTAGTGTACTTTATCTCCAAATGCAGCCCTATTGATTGCATCAATTCTGATACACCATTAACATTAATGGAGTAAGTACCATTAACAGTTGGATAATTTACAATAGTTGAATACGTATTGGCAATAGTTGCCGTGACTTTCCAATTAGGATAATTATACTTCCCAATACCACTATCCCCATCCCAAGCTAGATTGTTCAACTGAATATCCCTACCATTACCGGAAAAGTCAATCAGCTTATCGCCAAACTCTGCGTGGTTCTCGTTGGTGATTCCTTGTTTCTTGACATCACATAGTATATCAGGTTTAAGAGTTCTATCCAAGTTGAAGTAGGCGATTACTTGATGAATCCAGTCTACAGGGACGTTTTCTTTATTAAAAACAAAAGTACCATAATATGCATAACTGCTGTCTTCAAGCCCGATGGTTAACTTCGAATCAAAGGTAGTATATTGAACAGCTTGTAGCTTCTCTTTGTCTCCAAGCTCCACGATCTTTTCACCACTACTGCTAGTCCCTGCCATAAAGGTTTGACCGGAATAATCGCTTACTTGGATTCCGCCATCTCCTATGATATTATACTTTCCTGTGCCTGATATGTGGGTTATTAAACTCACCACCGTAATCTCATTACTTCCTCCCAGCATCTCCTGTACGGTTTTGGTGGAAGTAATCATATCATTCACTCCGTCGGTGACGAATGCACCCTCGAAAGAGGGGATTTGCTCGATAGTTATATTACAATCTCCTTTATAACCAAATATCGCAAATCTAAAATTAGTAGCAAAAACTCCTTCATGCGCAGAAGAAGAAGGTAAATCATAAGTACCATCAGAATAATATGTTTTTCTTACATATTGGTCTGAATCATCTAAATAAGTAAAGGTTAGTCTAGCACCAACTTCATCCAATCCTCGTACTCGTATTTTTACAGAATCAATAGCTGGTAGACTTTTCCCCCAACTATAAACTACATTTCCATCAGATTCTTGTTTAATCTTACTGATTTTAATAAATTTATAATCAGTTGTAAGCACTGATTGGTCTGTCCTATCTAAAGAATTAAAGTCAACTTCATACTTCCCAAACCCGCTATTAAGCTTGAAAGCTGCGTTACTAATCACAAACGGATTGTCAGGGTCCACCAAGTTCTTGACAACAGCCCTGTCCGGATCGTCGTTGCTCTTACCGTAGCAGATGCACACAGCTTTCAAGGATGCTAAGACTTCCGGGTCGATGTAAGGACGGTCGGAAGCAGCTCCCGGAACTCCCAACTTAATCGCATTGATGCGGATAGGATCAAGCCCTATCCGGTCAAGCCTAATCGGATTTAATCCTATCGCTCCCATTATTCTTCAGATTCAAAGTATTGAGCCTTGACAGGCTGCGTTTCACATTCAACCTTGATGTATTGTCCGGGTATAAGACCGACAACGGGACGGGCGAAATTCAGAGTAGTGAAATTTCTAGTCTCTACAACAGAGTATTTTTCTCCATCATAGCTTATATAAACAGCCAGCTTCCCGGATTCTTTAAACTCTAGCTGGAGCCCAATGGTTTCTGAATTTACCTGAATGGCATCGCTTAGATAACGCTTTTCTGCGATCTGGCTAAATGTGATATCTGTTGATTTCATGATTGTTCCTCCTATTTTTTTGCTGTTATTACTGTATTTCGTAAGAAATTCGGGTACTCTTCCCGCACATCAAAACAAGGACACGCCTTGATATATTCAGCCGGTTCTACCTCACCTGAATCGTCTAGGTCGGGTGAAGTATCACGATGTCCGAGAAGCTCGATGATAGGATACTCTTTGCAAAGCTTGTCAATCAGTTGCCGCAAACTAGCCTTTTGAGCCGGAGTGCGAGTGTCTGCGGGCTTTCCATTTGCATCCAGTCCGCCAACATAACAAATGCCGATCGAGTGCTTGTTATACGATTTACCGGAAAATCCCTTTGTGTTACAATGTGCTCCATCAACGGTGAGCGGTCTGCCCTCTTCGATCATTCCGTCCAGGTCGATTACATAATTATAACCGATCTGATTGAATCCCCTTGCCCGGTGCATCCGGTCAATGTCCTTTGCTCGCAAGTCTTGCCCGGCACGTGTTGCCGAGCAGTGAATGATGATTGAGTCTATATCTTCTCTCTTCATATTATTTCCTCCTATAATATCAATGTTAATACTCCCAACGCCAGCCCCACACAATCACAGATGATGTCTTTAATTGAAAACTCTGTTTTCTTGCAGTACTTGTCGTACACTTCCTTTAGGATGAAGATCACGACGGTTATAATGATTGCTAACCACAGTGGCGTATATTTCGATAGCCATATTACCAGGTTCTGGCAGACTATAATGTGAGCCATGCCGTCTATGCCGATCTTGGATAGAAGCTTGCTGGCTAAGGCGCTGATTTTATTTATCATACTACTAGTTTTAAATCTTTCAAAGTTTCATTAATCCTATGAATGCCTGCATCGTAATACTCTTTATCAATTTCAAAACCAATAAACTTTCGATTGGTATTGATACAAGCCACAGCAGTAGAACAACTTCCAGAGAACGGATCTAATACGACATCACCTAGTTGCGTGACTAATGCTAATAGCCGTTCAATCAACCTAACCGGCTTCTGGGTAGGGTGTATTGCGGAGTAATGATCTCGTGCACATTTTATAATCGACTTTTCATTTAATCCAAATTCCATTGATTGCATAACATTGCAACATCTATCACCAGTTTTACGTTTATCCGAGTTTATTCCAAATTTTGTAAACGTTTCGCAGTCTGTTCTATCTACCCTAATAATTGTTTTCTCATTCATGCCTTGTTCAAACATACGCATGACAGATACACATCTATCTTCCTTAGTAATATCAGATGATATTGATATGTTGTTTGCTTCCCAGCTATCAGAAGTATCCCGACAGTTGTTCTCTAAAAATTTTTTAACAGATTCCATTGATTTAGATTGAGTAAATACCGAACGCAACCTCTTGATGTCCTGTATTACACTTGCTATGTCGTACTGTTTCATCTCAAGATACGGAACTTTGCATTTATTAATAGTAGCTTTAGGCATTGAATTAATAGATATGGTTTCATGTACCCTAGATAATCGCATTAATGGTGAAGTGCAATAACCTTTATCCCAGATAATTTCCTCTTTAAATTTAAGTCCTAAATCTGATAGAATGGTATTCCAGCGATAAAATGACGTACCGCGACCGAACAGAACGATAAATCCCGTAGGCTTTAACACCCGTTTAAATTCTGTGAATAAAGCGTGCTCATCAAACGGACGATCTAATTTCTGCCCCTTCAAATAGAGATAGGGTGGGTCGGTTAAAATGCAGTCTATACTTGCATCAGGAATGCGTTTTATACCCTCAAGACAATCCTCGTTATATATTTTATTTATTTGATTCATGTATTTCCTCTTTTTCGATTATATCCTTCACATCTTCCTTATCAACCTTAAACACCTTCTTACCAAACACACCCAAAGCCCCGATAAGATTGATGTTAATCCCCTTTGGCTTCAGTATATTCCCAACTATCGAGCATCCCTCTATGAAGCATACCAATAAGCAGGAATACACATCTATAGGATATTCATTGTGGCTTGCTACGCTAATCATGCAGACCATGCAGACGAAAGCAAAGTAAGTGACCATCTTTCCCATAGTGGCACGGATCGCACGTGAGAATCTTACCTTTTCACCCATTAGTATACTTTTCCTTACTCCGAATAGGAGATCACAGAGGATTACAGCACATGAGACAATCAGCCACGGAATCATATTTTGCAATGATTCGGCAACAAATGCAGTGGCTATTGCGGCAAATCCTCCGGTTGTGGTATGTACTATTGCTTCTTTCATAAGATACAAGTTAGATAAACGGTTAACAACGAAACTACCTCTATCCAGAACATAGGCTTTCTCTTTATGAAGTCAGAGATGAAATTGCCGGTCCAGTGCTCACTCATGGAGATAACCATGTAAGCGATGAATCCAGCCCATAGTAAAAGCCAATACCAAGAATTGCAACCTACCCATATCTGGGAGAAGATCAAAGACATGGCAGCGCCGATACAGTGAGGAACTTTTTGTTCTGTTCGAAAATTAGGAGATACCCCCAATACAATCATCCCGACAACCGAAAGGAATACAAGAAACTGGCTGTTTTCCGTACTTGCTTCAAATGCTGCCGGAAGAAGCAATGCACCGGAGCCGATCATGCACAAACCGAACCAAAACTTATGCGTCAGGGCATAGTAGGTGTCACTGATAGAGTAAGGAATTTCCTCCATCTTTTTAATCATTGCAAAAACATATCCGGCAATGAGAATGAATGACATTAATACTAGTAGAATCATAGCTTTATTTGTTATAGTTCATAAATTTAAGAATAGAAGTAAGCGATGAAATCAGGCATCAGTGGATACATGCTTTCAATGGGAATACTAATATCCGTATATCGGTCAGTGATAGTAAGCCAGTTATTTCGATAGGTATCCCGGATACTTTTTTGCATTTCTGTTTCTTGAACATCCCCACGCAATACCGCTTTGTCGTACAAATCTACCGCCTCTAATTGACGTTTCCGATCAAACCGGGCTTTAGACAGCTCCGATTCCAAAGTTATTACACCATCGGCTACAAGCTGCTCACGTGTTTTCTTTACGATAGCGCCATCCGAAACAGTCTCATTTGCGGGAAGGGATATTATACCCCTTTCATACAATTCTATTCGTGTGGCTTCACGTACATACTCCTTATCTCCGTCCTGTACGTAGGTGATATAATGCGGAAGATCTTCTCCGACAAACTCTATTGCCTTACCCCCAAAATATGCCGGATAATCCTTTACCGGATGATCTTTGACTGCAAAAACAAGAGCTGTACCTTTCTTTGCGTTTTCCCTGTCTAAATAAATATACTTTTCCATATTTTGTATGTTTAAATGTTATGATTTTCTTTCCCATATATGGACCTTGATATATGGCGGAAGGATGCTGAATTCTTTTCCTCCTCCAGTTTCAGCAAGGTTTCCGCTTAGTCCGTGAGAGTGGGTTCCGCTTTCAGACGTGGTTGGATTTGTATAGCTGGTATAAGGAGCAGCACTACCTGTACTTTCACCTCCTGCTGCACCTGATTGTCCCCATCCGTTTCCGGATGCTGCCGATTCCATACCGTAGTTACCGCCATTCGGAGCAAACAGGTAGTTTGGATTGCCGCTGTCGTTTCTATCCGACATCTTAACACTATGCGAGTGTGACGGCTGTGTATGGCTATGGCTGTCTACCTGATGACGGTGATTGCCCGCTGTATGGGTATGGGAACCGGACTCATCTGTTTTCGCAGTAAGTGCGTGAGTATGGGCAGGCATATTCTCAACGCTTAGCACAACCGAAGAGCTGCCACCGGTTGCACCACTTTCCTCCTGCTCGGAGGTACCGTAAAGGAAACGACCCTCCAACTTCTCCCAAGTTGTGCCCGGATAACGGACGGCAGGGTTGTCAGTCAACTTAGTTATAAATATTCCGCCCACGGGGACAGGGCAAATCAATATTTCATTAGCATGATCGCCCGTTACTGTAAATATGTATTTTTCTTCTGCCATAGTTTATATTTTTATTCTGATGGATTAAAATCCTCATTTGCAAAGTCTTTGTAATTTTGTATATACCAGAAACTGAAATCTCCAAATGAAATACATCTCAAAACAATTTCTTTATCCGAAACACGTACTTTTGATATTTGTATTGGGGAGCCTGCTACTGGAATATATCCGGGGTAGAAGAATATACCGTTTTCTTCTATTGTCAGATCAAAGAAGCTTCTGGAAGACCTTGTTGTCATAAACCCGGAATAAATTCTAACTTCTGAACCATTATATTCCGGACTGGGAGCGGGAAGCTCTATGATTTGATCGCCATATATATTTCCGTAACGTACTACAAAGTATCTCCCCTCCGATAAATCCATAGGTGTCGGAGTTGAATCCGCATTTATTTGAAACATCTTATAAGGTAGAGACAAAGACGCCATCAGGTTAAGATTCCCAAGTTCATCCCAGACAAGATTCTTTGATGCAAGGAATCCGCTTCCGTCTTTCTTGAGCGCCCATTTTTCACCGTTTGATAATAGCTCATCGGCATTTATATTATCAGCTTTAAGGCGTGGCTTTCCGTTTTCTCCTATTTCAAAGACGGCAATCTGATTACCATCCCGATCTTTTATCATGAAATTATCGGTTGAAACGTCAATTTCGGCACCGTGTATTTTCAAACCGGTTACAGGGTCAAACTGAATGAATGCGTCTTTATCCCGTGTGCCTGTATAACTGCGTCCGTATGTATTCGAATAGAACTGTTGTGTCTCCTGGTCGAATCCTTCTTCTTTCACCGCCTTTCCATCCAAAGAGTAAGAATCTATTCTCTGCAACATCTGTATGGTAGGAGCAGTAAGTCCGTAGGCGGACAGAAGTATCGCATTCTGACGTGCCGGGTCTGTACGGTTTCCCAGTTGGATTATCTTATCACCCGCTTGCGGAATATCACTGCCTTCAGCACAATCATCTACAGATAAATCAATATAATTTTCGCCTACAGCCAGAACATAACGCCAGTAATAACGGTTGGATACATTTTCATAAACCCCTTCTTTAATGTTGAACTGCCTGCATTGCGCCATGTCTCCGGCTGCGAATTGGTTGATAATGGCTTTCTCACCGTCATCAGTCGTAAAATAACAGCGGTAGACACCTCCAGTTGCTATGGATGATAATAATGCTTTCCCATCAACATCATAAAGGCGAAAGCCGTTTGCATCATAAAGAAGCGCTTCTGAAATCTTTTCCACTTTCGTGCATTCGATACTAGCCAATGTCAGAAGAACCTCACCACCTACCGATTGAAGCTCCTTGATTGTTAAAGACTCAAATATTGCTTTCAGTCTTACATACAGCTCATCAACCTCGATGTATGACCGTCCGGTCTTTGGATCGCGTTTGATGAGGAATCCTGAACCAAGTGCACCGGGAATAAAGTTCTGGGATTCTATATTGTCGGTAATAATACCGCCTAACAGCTTGATAAGAAACTCCATTGTCTCCTCCTGCGCCTTGTTCAAGAAGGTGGCAAGTGATCTCTTTGCGGAGAATACGTTTCTGTCAGACGGGATTGTCTTGTCATTAACCCCAATAACATACACACTCGTTCCACCACCTCCGACAGCAGAGCCGGAATAGGTTTGTCCCTTGTAAGTAAGGGAATCAAGCTTGCTCTCTATCTCACCGATACGGGAATATGAAGCCGTCTCACCGACTGTATAAATCGGGTGATCGTAAGGAATATCCAGCGGCCACTCGAAACCGATTATTCTTGATTGTCTGCCTTCCGGGAAAAATGCCTTATTTATCAGGTTGACTTTAGCCCCGACTTCGTATGTACGAATATTACCCTTATTGTAGATGAAATCAGCATCCATCTCACAATCGTAGGTGGACGGGTCAATCATGGATTTCTTTACGTACTCCTTTGCCTTTTTGAGTAAATCCTGCTCTGCGTCCGGCAACATCTGCTCGGAGATGTATGCGGTATCAAAGCCGTAAAGGATATATGTGTCTGCGGGGACTTCTTCACCGTCCTCCATGTGTGCGGTTTGCGGATAAAGAACATCATCCGGAAGAAAGCGACCGTAATCCTCATTGCGGACAATTTCGAAGGTTGTTCCGGTGTTATCGCTTTCTACAATATTGATAGCAAAGTCCATCCCGGCAAGCTTGCCAGTTTGGAATATCATGTGAAGTTCCTCACCATCCAGCCTAAAATCTTCTGTAAAGTTCTTCAGTCCCGTATCTTTGAAATTATAGATCCGATATTCCTTATCGTTATCGTCTACCTTGTCATCGTGGCTGACACTGGATATTGTGCCCTTGTATTGGGGATATTCATCCTCAAATATAACGATCTCTTCGATTGCTTCCTCTTCTGGCATTTCCACGTTATCCGGATCATTATAGCGTTCATCTCCGATATTGATACGTTCACCGGTCGGGCTGTATTTATAAGCATCTACATAAGAAATACCCTCCGGGAGCATAAGACGTTTCTGAACAACTCCGTTAAGGGTCATTTCCTTGTCATCCTTACTGAAGTAGTTATCGGGGACTTTACCGCTTATGATGTTGTTAATGGTGTACCGATTACCTAAAGAGGCGGTTACACCTTCCGGTAACTGGATAATGTTTGCTGCGTCACCGGTTAAAAGGTCGGGATTGTAAACAGCAGCAAAAGTCTGTCCGGCATTTGCACCGGAAAGGAATGTTACGGAAGTCGTTGCAGAAGAACCGCCATACACGTTAATATCGTATGTTACATACGCCTGAAAAGTCGATAACAGCTCGGAAGAAGCTGGAGCTGGTACGTGAACGTATACCCTTACTTTTAAATCAGAACTGTTTTTGTCGATAACCAACGTGTCGGGAACCTGTATTTTAGACACAATCTCATATTGTTGATTTTGGGCTAATGAAACGGTCTGATTACCAATAATCACCTCTTTTGATTCCCCGGAAACATTATAGATATATGACGCCTTCAATATATAATCTCCTGCCGGTAGAAAAGCACGGTTCCCTATTTGCGGAACGGCTGTTGATATATTGATTGAAATTCCTCCCGAAACAACTTTATAAGAACCACCCTTGGCTGATGAAGCTAAAGTCTTATCAAGCGTCCATTCTGTATAAGAGGGAGTAAAAGAACCGCTGCCTTCGTTGCTACTAGCGGTATAGTCTTCCTTATATGTAACTCGTGACGGAAAGTAGCTTATTTTGAGCGGTCTTGACGTATCGGATATATTACGTCCATTAACCTCTTTTACGTCGAATATCAATTCTTTCCGGTAACTGGAAGGAATGTTACGGGTAGAACCAAAAGCGTAGATACGGGTCGCATAAGTGGTCTGGCTGTCGCTGCGTGTCATGCTGTTGACATTCACGTTTTCTGTGTCTGTCAAATCACCGGCTTTGAAATCAACGGGTGAGCTGTATTCACAACGTCCGAAATGAATAACGTGCTCTGTTATCCACCATTCACACTCCCAAGTCTCCGCCATCTGTGTGAGAGCGTCGATCAGATTCACGTTATCGTAGGAAATGAGCTTGGAAGTGTTTTCTACTGTGCTGTCAATCTCGTATGTAAACTCTTCCTCTCTGAACTTATATCCGAGTGCATTCAGGTTATCTAGAAAAACATTTAAATGCGTGTCAAGGGTAGCGGTGAGATTCCATGCGGCTTCGCGTCCGGTGGTTTCCGGTGTATAGAAAAACTTCTTGTTCTTCCATTTCCAGTAATAAGCATCAAGGCGGAGTTCGTAGTCGTATGCACCTGTCGTTGTATTGTAGGTAGGCTTATAAAGGTCTACAAGCTCAAATATTCCCAACTCATTGTCTACGTAGTCGCCTAGTTTGAAATACACCGGATTGGAAAGGCTAAATAGCAAAGTGATATAATCTTCCTGCATCAAAAGGAAGTGTCTTTTCGAACCCTCATTGATAGTAGTCGAAAAGCGAATGTTGCCGGATATGTCTTTGATGTCTACTAATTCTGCCATATCACAAAGTTCGCAGATAGAAACGTCAAAACATAAAATCCGGCAATCCTATGAACCACAATTTGCCTATTGTGGTAATTTTACTCTCTATTACCCGGATTTGGCTCGTTAAGCTTTACCGAAATCTTTGAAAACGTCCTTGCCGTATTGAAACCGAAAGGCTGTGAACGGGTGTAATATAGATGATAAACCTCCTCTCCTAAGGCGGGAACCTTGACAGTAAATTCCCCTTTTGTAATCTCATTCAGAAATGCCTTATACTTGGTGATGTAGTCAGACGGAGAACTTCCTTGTAGGGTAAAGGTTAGTGTTATATCCCGTTCGTCAATCTTCCGATTGGCTATAATTATTTTCTTCCCGTCCTGTAAACGGGATTTATTCTCTATAACTTCTTTCATTGGAAGCGGAGCGTAGATAGCTTCAATGAACCCATCTCCCATTCTCACGCCCCACGTTGCGAAAGCGTCTTTATTGTTAATTAATAAGTCGGCCATATATTATAATTTTGATGTATTTCGTTTAACTTCAGCAATATCCGTCTCAATATTCTTCAATGACTTGTTCATGCTTGTTGTATCATCATGAATACCAGTCAACTCCTCATAAGACAGCCTTAACAAATCCCGTGTCTCACTAGCAATGTCCTTTATCCCTGTGGTATTGGCAATAATAGGCAGCATATCCGCTCTCAATTCAAGAATAGACATTGTTTGTAGCTGATTCTGATTCTTGATTTCCTCTCCGGCAATTTGCAAAGCGGTGAAACGTCCGTTAAGCTCGTCGATTGAATCCTGTGACGCAGTGGCAAAGCCTTTCTTTGAGGCTTCTTGGGATGAAGATGAAGACCATCCAAAAACTTCCTCCAGTCGATCACGTTCCGCCAACATCGCATCTGTTATACTTTGTTGCATAGAACGCAACCTGTCTACTTCTGATTCACTGAATAATCCATCTTCTCCAGCTTTAGACCAACTATCATAAAGTTCCTGTATTTTAGTATCGTAGTTCTTGGATATAACAGACTGAAGTATGGATTTTCTTAAATACTCTTCAAAACTATCGGCAAAATCTTTATTGGTGCTATCAAGATCAGATAACAGGCTTACGTAACTATCTCGGAAACTATCAAAGGATATTCCTGTAATCTGCTCCTTTACTGATTCTATGATTTCCGCCTCCGTCTCTCCGTATTGAATAATATCATCCAAATAACCTCTAAAATCCGTGTCCATTTGTGACCACAGACCGGAATAATTTGTCTTTATCCACTCCAGTTGATCGGCTGACATATAAAGCAGGTTCCACATATTGCTGAATTCGACACCTCCAAGAGCACTAGATATTTCTCCAGCTACATCTTTCCAGTTCTGACCTTCATATTTATAGGAGCCTTGCCACATTCTATACGCCATAGAGTGACTGCCTGCACTTGCTCCAGCGTCTAAGCGTTCACTAGCAAGCTCCCTAGTTATATCTCTTTCGGCTTTCAATAGGTCTAAAGCTTCCTTGCCCGCTTTGGTTGCTTCCGCTCCGTATGATTCATTTATATAAGCTTTTTTCTTATCTAAGAGTTGATCCCAAACATCAAGTAATACGTCATACTTGGCTACCATTTCGTTGTAATCAGAATAGTTTGCACCTCCGAGCCCCAAATCAATTCCTAACATCTTGAACGGAACCTCAATAGTTCCACCAATGGCACTAATAACATTGTTCACAATATTTTTGCCAAATTCGACTCCTCCATCTTTCCCAAATTCATCAAGAAGAGAGAGGACAGCTGCAATAATTCCTCCTATTTTGCTACCGGATTCACTTAACGCATCTACCAATCCTCCAACAGCACTACCAAAGCTACTTAAGTTAAATTCCGCACTTCCCAGTTGCTGCATAGCATCAGCAACAGCCGTTATATTACTAATTGCCTTATCCCTGGATTTTTCAACATTGGTCTGTGCATTGACTTGTGTATTTTGAGCTTTATTTACTTTCTTTTGTGCTTCTTCTTTTTCGGCATCCGTTCCTTTCTTATTAGCTTCAACCAGTTCCTCTTCTGCTTTTTTCAGTTGTTCTGTAGCATCCGCTAACTCTTTCATAGAATCAGCCATACCTCCAAAGAAACCACCTTTATCGACAAGGGTATCATTGATGGAATTTATTGCGGTTTCAATAACTTGTATTTGTTCCGGAGTAGCATTTTTGAATTCAGAAGACTTCTTAAACTCCTGCAACTGCTTCTTTATTTTGGTTAGTTGATCTTTAGTAACTTTGCTCAAATCACCGAAAATCATTTCCCAATTTATTTCCTCTTTAAGCTTACTCAAATCCAAGTTAGCTAAAGCTTCCTCAAACTCCTTTTGTAAGGATGCTGCTTCTCCGGCATTGGCGGCTTTATTAATAGCATCTGCATATTTCCGAGTGATGGCCTCTTTTTTCTGTTGGAATGTACCATATTTTATGATATATTCATTCCACGCCTCTTCTTGGTTACGTATTTGGTCGTTAATTTGGCGTTTACTCACATATCCAATAGTAGCATCAATAGAAGAGGTATCTACTTTAACAGAAGAAGGATCGAATGTTTTCTTTTTATAGTTCTTATTTTTCTTTACATTCAATTCTTCCCTTGCATCAAAAAGTTTCCTTTGATACTCAATCTCTGTCCGAATGTAATCTTCTCTCTGGCGTTTTAAGTCTTGTATTTCCTTTTTGTTATCCAAAGCTCTTTGTGCCCGTATTTTTGCTTCCCCTTCCTCCATCGTATTAATACGAGCTTGGAAAGCCTGATTTTCCAAATCTTCTTCTCTTCGCTTTCTTTCAAGAGCCTGTTTATCCAAAAGATTGGCTATCTTCTTTTGTTGGTCTAAAATAGAATTGTAATCTTCATCTGGATCTTCATACTTTCCACCTAGACCAGCAACTGTTACCAACTTCTCAAGAGATTGAGACGATTTTTGATAAGAATCTTGTAGATTTTCTTGTATTGCTATTTCTCTATCAGTTTCTTTTATTCGGTCTTTTATTCCCTCAATTTCTTTAGCTAATCCGGCATAACTTTCTGGTCTGGCTCTCATTTGAGAAAGCTGTTGAACCGTTGCTTCTTTTGCAACTAATTCTTGCTCTAATCTCTGTTTTGTGATATATGCAATATTTTTAGATACTCCAGCTTGAAATGATTTATACCAATTCTTTGCGATTTGATCGGCCGCTGCTGTCGCTTTAGCATTTGCTATAATTTGCCTTGTTTGCTCTTTAATAGACTTTGCGACCTCACCATTTTTTATAGATTCATCTGATAAGTTTTTAAGATGAGAAGGGAACGATCTTTTCAGCTCTTTTACTGCATTATTCCTTTCTTTTGTAGATTTAGTTACATCTGTTGCAATCTTATACAGACTGTTAAGTTTAGTAATTTCTTTTGAACTTTGTTCTATTCCTGTAGATGTTACATTATATAAATATCGTTGAGCTGTATATAAATTCTTGATAGCTTTTTCGGCTTTCCCTAAACCACTAATCCATTTTACAAGCTTATCTCCGTACAACGTTAAAAGAGTGATCCCTACAGTTAAAGCCGTCTGCCAACTAACTATGGAAGAAACAACCTGTTTCCAAACAGGTGTAGCAGCTTGTCCACTCTTTCTCAAAGCTTCAAACTGAATCCTAGCCCTCTTTATTTCATCGGCAAGAATTGGCAAGTTATTAGAGATAGCCAAAAAGAAAGTTCTCCACCCAGAAGCCAAAGAAGGGAGCTCACGACCTATTTGTTGAATAGACATGCTTAGTCCATTCCAGCCGCTTGCATAATTACCGACATTCCTTTGATGATTCCCAATCGTTGCATCTAGCTCTTTTATTTTTGCATCTGCCTGTTGAATAGAAACTAATAGTTCTTTCCCGAATGGAGATGTTCGCTCACTTTCTGTCAATGCTCTATAAGCAGCTCTCATCCTACCTAAAGATTGAGAAAGAGCATCCATAGAAGTGGCGACAGCATTGTCTAACTTAGCGTTAGCACTCAAACTCTGTCTTACTTCAGCAAGTGCTGTTTTATGAGTAAGCAAAGAGTTATTTAATTGTTCCAGTCTCCTTTGTTGAGCAGATGAAAGGCTAGAAGATTCCCCCTGTGATTTAGTGATCTTTTTTATTTCTGCGTTAAGTAGCCGGATCGCATTTTGCTCTTCTATTAACCTCTTTATATTTTGTCCTCTCGTACCAAGAACATCACCGATTTCAGCTTTTAGTTCTTCATACGCTTTAGCCTGCGCCTGAATAGAAGCTGTTTCCGAAGCATTATCGGAAGAAAATGATGAAGTACTAGAAGAAGATACATTATTTACTTTTTCCGCCTGCGACATTTTTTCCTGTGCCCGAATAATTTTATTCGAAGCATCAATAATTTTATTTGCAGACGTTGTTATCCTAGCCTCCGTCTCTCCCACCTTAGCGGCTAAGGCATCATATTGAGTTGTGAGACTCTTTAATTGTGCCTCCAAACCTTGTGCTATATCAATATCTACTTTTACATTGATACTTTTCAATGACTTCTTTACATTCTCGATTTCTTGCTTCAATTTTTGGAGCTTCTGAATGTCACTGTCTACATTTGCAAATATCCCTGCCATATTTATTTATATATTTTCTTTTGGACTTGCCTTATTGCGTATTTTCTTGCTGCCGTCAACACATCATATCCCTTTGATTCTACAAAAGAGGCATAAGGCATTCCGTCAGCTAAATATAATCCGTCTTGTGGCTTTTCCGAGTATATCAACATATTTTCTGTATTTCTCACAGCTTCGGGATGCCCTCCATCATCTCCTACTTCAATAGCTACTATACGCCCATCTCTTACCACACAGAAACCAGGAGCATTACGTAGATTAAATGTATGATTTTGATATTCTCCGTTTTTCTGGGCGTAACGTATGGCGTCTTTCCCTATTTCTACTAACTTAGAAAAGAAAGCGTCCTCTATTTGTTTTTGAAGTTCGCTCAATCCGCTATCATCCCCTATGAATTCCATACCTACTTATTTTGACGCCTTCGTGATGCCATATCTTTACCCTTCACTTTCTTTATTTTATCTCCAAATACTTGATGTATTTTATCACGTTGCATTAAAACCAGATTTCTATATGGTATTTCATATACAACTTCTTTATAAGACAAATGCAAATTTTCCATGAACGACGCAATTTGTCCTAATAGCGTTTCATTACCGGCTATTTCGGTGTCGCTGCCAGCAGGCTTACGTTCTTCGCTAAGCCGACAGCTTTCTGAAAAACCGATACATCAATCATTGAGATTGCTTCTTCCACACCATTTACGCACTCTTCATAAGTACCTTTAGAAAGTTCCTCAAAAAGACTATCATCACCGTTAATAAACCATGAAAGAGCGTGAGCATAGTATTTTAAATCTGCTAGAGAAATCAGAATCTCTCTTAATGTTTCTCCCTCTCGCACATCACATAAGTATGATATAGCATTTGACAAACTGTGTATAGTTGGAGGATATATTGTATATCCTTTCTTATTCACAATAATTGTCCTAAAATCATTTCCAATAATTGATTGTGATATAACTTTTGCTCCTTTGTTCATAACTATCTTATTAAAAAGGGGCAAGAACGACAAATCCTCACCCCTCACCACTTTACAATATAGATAATGTCTCTGACGGTTGCGTCCCATCTTCTCCTGAAGAGCCATAGTTTGCAGTACTCCCAGCGTTCACCCGCCTTGATCTAGCTGAATAACTATTTGAATTCGTAGCTGTTTCAGAAGAAGCAAGTGCTACATTTTCAGATCTTCATACCCCTTCTTTTACTTCACTCGCATCAAACCAGTATTCCGGCATAACAGCCTCATTTAAAGGTTCTAACATCGTAGCTACAACTGCAATACCAACCGCACCATCAGTATTGGCTTCACGAGCTACTACATTTGCATAAGGAAGAACGCAATACTGATCGTCTTGCGTTAATGCAATCAAACATTTTTTCACCTCCACAATACCACGGGCACGCTTCCAACCTTTATCGGTATTAATAATTTCACCGCCCATAAGTTCTTTTTTTGTTGCATAATCATAGCGACCAATCGTGAAGTTAAAGGTCACATCTCCCATTGCTTTAGCTCCCATACGGTAAGTTGAACCTGTCAGCTGATTTTTGTAAGGTTCTTGCGTAGGATCTCCTTCTTCAATGGTCCACGTGTCTTGATGCACATTTTTAATCTCGGTAGCAGATCCGTTCGTTTTTACTAGGGCATATAACGCTGTACCTGTCAAATCAGCTGATACTGCATCTTCATCGGCATACCATAATCTTTTTATATCAACCGCTGATATTTGTATACTTTCCGCCATATCTTTTATATTTTTATATTTAAAACTTTAAACTTTAAAACCACATTTACATAACTACATGCAAGCTTTAAATCTTCTTCTATCCCTATCCGGTCTATTTCCCAATGATATTGAGTACTATCAAACACTCCACTTTCTCCTATTAAAAACTGTTTTGCAGTTCTTTCCAACTCGTTTAATCGTACCGTATTAGTCTTACCACTGGTCAAATATGGAACGCAGATGTTGATATGAGGATAACATATCTCCCAATAAGTTTCCGGCTCCAAAGCGTCTCTTACAACAATCACTATTAATTCGTTTTTTACACCTTTCTTAATGGTATTCCAACTGTCGTAAACGTCTTTTATCAAGAAGTCTTTTAGCTTATCACACAAAATCTTATATATGTCAGTCGTTACAATCATACCCAAATATCACATCTACCCTTAAACTCCTCCGAATAGCATTCGGCATTCTTCTTCACATCTCCCTCTCCTACAGTATTTCCTTCAGCATCCAGACACCTGATATGAGATCCTAAAACAATCTTTTTACCCTCATAAACCACATGGTAATTATATACCCAGCGCTCACCATTGACAGAAACTTCCTTTTGTTGGGAGTTGTCATGGCAGAAGCAATCTGTTACATCTTGCCAAGACTCTCCACCGGTTCCCGGTATTGGTCGGTTATACTCGTCGTTCTCTTCTGGAGTAATAACCTGTATTTGTAATTTATGTGGGGCAGTTTCTAGCATATCACCAAAATGTTACTTTAGGTTTATCTGTATTCAGTTCGTCCTTCAGTCCATACTTATTGCATAAAAAAGAATAATAGGACTTTATACCAGAAATATCCCAAGAAAGAGACTTTGAATGACCGTTTTCTGATACCGATTTAGAAGTAGCTCTAAGCAATAAGGAGGGAATAAATCTTGCTATCGCAACAGAGATAGACTGCATATTATTTTCAGTCATTTCCCCGTCAGGGTCAACCCCGGAAGAAAGATTAATCTCTACCAAGTCAGCCTCCGACAATAATATGCCGAAGGACTGAAACTTTTGCTTTATGTAGTCACTAATTATCATACTTACGCATTCATCGTATCCAGGTCAAAAATTACAATCTTGTTTGGAGATGTAAATTCCGGAATCCATTCGGCTCCATATTCCATGAAGCGGCCTTCATCCGTACGTATGTTGGAAATATACATACCACCTTCTGAACGGGTGTAAGTCTTTCCCGGAACCGGATCGGTTATTTCATACGGAGTATGCCAGCGCATCTTTCCCTGTTTAGGAGTGGTAAACAAAGAAATACGGTTGTCTTTAAATACCTGTTTGAAAGTGCCGTCTGACAATTCCACCAAATCTTCGTTGATTACGATAGGCGGCAAGCCCAATCCTCTAAAGATAGTGGTCGCCATCTCACTGGACATAAGCCCGGCAGACAGTCGGACTTCTTTAGAATCAAAGCTTTGTTTGTAAAAATCCCCAAAGTCCTTTGATCCAATAATGCTGTTGATAAAAGTCCTTCGGGACATTTCCATAGAAACGAACATGCCGAACTTGGTACGTAATTCAACGGTTTTCTCCATAAGATAACGAACAAAGTTCAGTTTGTCTGCAACTTGCGGAGTGATACGATGAACCGGCAACTCCATTTCAAGCAATTCGATTCCTTGCGGATTGTCATCTACTTTTACGGATGCTTTACCATCAGAACGAAGGTCACCGTCCACAATATCCATACGTTTGTGTGGAGCAAGCAATACCTGACGCATATCATCTACAATATAGTTGATAATATCGTCCAGTGCGGCCCGTTGATCTGGTGTCTTCGCCTGATTAAACTTATTGATTAGTTCTTGAAGCATATCGAGTCTATCGTTGTCCATCTGGTATCTATCCCCCATATAGGCAACTTCGCCATATCCGGAACCCAAAGATTTACGCTCTCTTAACGGCTTGTTAGAGTTACGGTCAATTACAGAACCGGCAACAACACCCGTTACTGTCCCCAAATATGTTTTGAACACACGGGATTTCGTTTCCTCAAAATCAAGGTGCTTTTTCCAAAAGATTTGATCCAGTCTTAGAGCCTGCACACGGTCGATAACCGCTTTCACCACTCCCGGATCATTCAGTAATGTTTGAATAGTCAAATACATAGTTCCTCCTTTCTTTAATAAGTGAACATGAATCTGTCACCCAAAGTCTCCTTATCCTTATCGGAGATAGGAACAATGAGTCTTGTCGGTCTGATCTCGTACGCTTGGCCTATAGCGGTAACAGTTGCACCCGCTTCTACTTTAGTCCATGCATAATTCAAAGCCGTAGCTGTCGCTTTTGCCGTTTTACCGGCTGCGGCAGTAGCTTCAAACAATACCGCATCCTTTTCTGCGGCAAGCGTTGGTGAAGCGGCCAGAGTAACGGTATCATATTCCGCATTACTTTTGTCGATAGCTTCAATTGTACCGCCATTTGTACCATTACCAATATGCATACCGACGTACGCAAGAGAATTTTTCTTGATCTTCAACGAAGTAGAACCGGCAGTGATCTTCTCGGCTACTTCAACATTCAAAACAGCTTTTGCCGTTCGTTTCACAAAATCAAGAACCAAAGGGGTAAGAGGCGGGATCTGCGCAACCCCTGTCAAATTCGAAATATCCAGATTGAAGCCACCGGAATATATATAAACCGTTTCAAAACGGCACATTTCCGGCATTTGCTTCTCAATCGGACTTAAATCATACTTAAAACCTGCTGGCATAATTAATCCTGTTTAGAGTTTTTAATTTCTTCAGTTCCCTTGTTTATCAGGGTGGCAATGTCGTTTGAATTGTTCTGCTCATTGCTTCCCGATTCGGGAGTTCTCACATCTTGAAATCCTGCGTTGGCAAACGTCTGCTTTGCATCCTTGAAATAGTTATCCAAGTTTGCATCTTCGGGAATGCTCAACATAGGAACAAGGCTTTCGGGAATACCATACTCCTTCGCTTTTCCCATGATTTGCTCTTGGCGAGTGGCCTGCGCCTTCTCCGTTTCAAGTTGAGTGAGCTTGTCAGAAAGAGGTTTAAAGGCTGCACTCACTGCGTTCGCAATGATGGTCGCTATATCATCTTTCTTTTCTTCCGGCTTCGGATTTGGGTTAGGATTGGGATTCTCGATTTTATTTTTCAATTCGTCCAATTGTTTTTGTAGACCCGATTTTTCGTTTCTAACAGTATCAATGTCTCCTTGAAAAGCCTTCAGAAGTCCTTCGACCCCACTAATAGCAGTTTCTATTTGACTTTCTTCAGTTACGGTTTTAGACAAGTAGTCAGCCACCCCGTCAAACGCTTTATCACCAAACCCAAAGGTTTTATACTTCGTTTTTAGTGCTACTAAGATTTTTTCTTTCATACTGTATGAATTAGTTTTTATTTTCAACAGCATAAAGTTACACTCAAAGAAGAAAGCTATAAAATAATTACATGAGGGATAAACCACAATTGCCCAATTGTGGGAAATTAGTTGTTTTAAGGCATAAATAAATGCTCTTCTTTGTGATATTAGCCGTTCTAATAGACAGAGAATACAAGGTAATGAAGTTAGTGCTATTGGTGAGAGAGAAGGTGATGCTGAAACTGTTAATAATTAACATTGTGAGGTTAGTGATGGTTAAATAACCATTGAAAATGCTCAATTTAGTGATCGTTTGTTGGGTGTTTGATGTTGTTGTTGTATATTTGCACGTCGATATGTACTAAACACATAATTATATAGCAATAACACTTACTAGAAATATAGATTGTCTTACAATTAATTATTTCTATGAAAGGAGATAAACATGAAGCCATTATTGTACACGCAACACACACTGATGATAGAAAATCCTTCTAAATCACTTCTCATGCTTACGAATCAGCTAAGGGATAAGAAGATATCCCATTTAGAAAGAGAAGTTTTTTTTATTTCCCCCAATAAATAAACAATGTTTGGTGTATAGTATATGATTTAAAATCACCAATTAATATAACACAATTGCAAAATGCCTATTGTAAAAGCAAAGTCTGAAGAAAACATTATTGCTGCTAATTTGTTAGTAGATAATGGAAAGCTTGCATCATCAATTCATTGTTTATATTACTCTTGTTTCCAATTGTCTAAATACGTGTTAGCTCATTATGAAGGGCTTAGTTACGATATTCAAGATAGGGAAACTAAATCTGTAGATTCTCATTTTTATATTTCTAGTCATATAAGTGAGAAGTTATCCAAAAAGAATAGATTTTATGGAATTGACTATAATACTTATTATGGCATATTAAAAATGTTAAGAAAGAGAGCAGATTATTCTAACGAGGAAATAACAGACAGAGATGTTGTTAGAGCCAAAGATAGCGCTGAAAAATTGAACAAATTACTCACTGAAAAATATGGAATATTATGAATGCTAAAGATTTTATTACTGAAAGTTTGGTTAGAATCGCTAATGAAATATCTCAAATTAACATAAGATATGCTTATGATGAGATTACTAATTTCCATATTATAGAAATTTCTCCAGAAGAAATAAGAAGAGGGGATGAAAAATATATGGAGATGGAGTATGAGTTGTGGAATAATTTTCGTACAATGTTTCCTCATGAGGATATTTTAATTTGTGAAATTAGCGACACAAATAATATGGATAATATATTATTTGAAAAAATAGCCCCAATATCCATTTCAGGGTATACTTCTTGTGAAAGTTCATGTGTTATTCCTGATTTTGACGGGATATATCAATCTTTCAATTATACAATTACTGAAAATAATTATACCAATACAATTGAATATTTTAATCTTGCAGCTTAAATTATGACAGAAAAAGTAGCTAAATTCCGACTAAAAGAATATAAAATAAATAAGGCTAATATAGAATTTAATCCTTCTATGCCAATTTCAGAAGACATATCTATTGAGCTTGAAAGAAAAAGTATGTCTAATGAAGACGAAAATCTGTATAGATTAGAATTCGGTGTAAAAATTGCAGATAAAGAACAAAATCTTCAAGTATATGCAAATCTTATTGGATTATTTGAATTTGATTCAGACATAGATGATAGGACAAAATCTATATTTTTTAATATAAATGCTCCAGCTATATTATTCCCTTACGTAAGAGCGTATATTTCTACTCTAACTTCTTTATCAGGAATTAGGCCGATCATATTGCCAACAATCAATCTTGCAAATCTTGAAGGAAAGCAAAATTAAGAGTGGTGTGTAAATTATATATAGAAGCGGAGTAACCTCCGCTTTTCTTTTGCCCTCTTGCGAAGGGCGGGAATGAGTTACAATGTTGACTCCGAGAAATCTAATTCGTAGATAACCTTTCCGCTTTCATCCCTTTTGAATTTTCCCACGCAGATAAGTTCGGGGAATCCGGGTTCAGGTGCCCAAAAAGGAACGGATATTGCATCTCCTTCGGCAAGATTCAGCGTTTTTACTAGCTTTTCGGCTTCTTCCTTGCATGTTTTCTCTAATATTTCCATGCTGTCCGTAGTTTTACCGCAACGGACTACAAATTCATTTTGAATGTTTTCTTTTTTCATGATTATATCGTGTATAATGAGTATCAAAAGATATCCAAAAATTTTTTCACACTAAACTTATCTATAAAAAACTTATCTAAAGACTCTGATCCTTCCCTAGAAAAAGAGTTCTTAAATTTATTATCTTTTATGTATTTATTATCTATAATTGATGAACGATTTCCTGTATTTCCCCACCCATCGATCATTATTCCACCTCCTTTTGTAAATTGTATATCCAAGATTGTAACTCTGTATTTTTTATCTTTTAAATCTATGATGACTTTATATGCTAAGTCATCATCAAATATTGTATTTCCAATTTTGCTACCTTTATATTTGTTGAAATCAATTTTGTTACCAGAAGAGCTTCCGATTATCCTAGATTCAGTTTGTTCGGCTATGCTTATATTCCCAAATATTTTAAAGTAATCAATTACTTCTTGAGTTGAAAAAGAGGTTTCATATACCTTCTGCCATATAATTCTATCATTAAATATTTTAAAGTTTAAGAATGTATCTTGAGAGTATACAGACGTAGCCAGGTTTACTAAAAGTAATAATAAAAACTTCTTCATATTTTGTGTGTATTATGGTTGTACGGAGGCAAATTAACATACAAATGCACACAAATGCAAATATTTCCTTACCTTTCTTTGGTTTTAGGTGATTTTTCTAGCATTAAATAAAAGTAGGAAGAAATAAAAAGCCTCACTCATATATAGGGCTCTAAGCAATTTATCCAAATACAGATTTAGCTTTTACAAAAGTAGAGTATCTTTCAAAATCAACATCATCTATTATGTCTTTAAACCTTCCTTTGTATACCCTTTTAAGTCTATCATAATCTATAGAATATTCTTTTTCCATTACACTAGGGTCTGTTACTTCAGTATTTTCTTTTACAATTTTCATATATGATTCGTAAACGTCTAATACAAATTCCTTTTTAAGCATCTCTTTTGCTTTATCTGTGTTTCCAATAATAAATTCCATTTTAGCCGGAGAAAGATCAGAAGATACATTAGGTAGCGATTTCCTTATTTTTTTGACATCATTAGTCATTCCCCATAACTTGAAAAATAGAATAATTTGTAATATTCCGAATACGATGATTACGATAGATACAAATAGTGTGATACCTTCCATGATTTACAATTTAATTAATAGCTTTTATTTAAAGAATATATTGTCATTATAATAGTGGGAGTTGTCATATTATCAATCCATATTTTATCCCACATACGAGAGAATACATAGTCATCCACATGCTGATAATCTATTTTCTCAACTTTACCATATCCGCTACTATCTAATCCTAAACAATCAGCACAAAAATTTATGAATTCCACAAGTTCTTTGGTTAAAAGGTTACTTCTCCCTTTAAATATGACATTTAATTCATTTTCTGCGACTTCTAATATTTCAGCTTCATAGAAAATTCCAAGTTCTAACTTTTTTAAGCGTAGTGTATAATGTTTTACTTCATTTCCATACGGGCTTGTTTCTGTATGAGAGTATACTGGATTATATTGAAAAAGATTATTTATATCAATCGAAAAGAAATCTTTTATATCTCTTTTAGGAGGTATATCCTGTTTACCTTTAAATAAATTGAATAATCCCATGCTATGTGTGTTTTATGTTATACAATGCGCAAACGTACAAAAATCAAAAATAAAATACAAGTTTTGCAATACCTTTCTGATTTCAACACATGAAAATCCCCGTATCTATTTAATACGGCAACTAGGTAATTTGAAAAAAGGGATTATAAATGAAGAAAAGCCGGATTTCTCCGACCTTCACTTTTTATCACTTATCCTTCGATAGGTTTTCGACTTGTTCTTTAAACGATTCAAAACGGGATCTATCTTGATTAAAATCATTATGATATTTAGCACGTATTTCTGCTATTACTTCCCAAGACACACCTTTGTTTGTAGCTTGATTTACGACTTTTTTTTCTTCTTCCTTGAAAGTTTTACTTTGCATTCCCATAATTACCTCCTTTTTATTTGGTTTATAGTTTTTCCGCTAACTTTTTAATATCCTCCTTACTCGAAACTTTGTGGATAGTTCCATCTAATTCGATGTAGCCGTTTATATTGGTTGGTTCCTCGAATAGTTCAGTAATTCTCACGTTTAGGGCATTGGCTATCTTTTCCAATGTATCTTTAGTAGGATTACCATTGATTGCTTTAGATAAACCCACAGCCGATAACCCTATTCTTTCCGCTAACTCTTTTTGAGTTATTCCTGCTTGCTTGCAGATATCCAATATTCGTAACTTCATAATTATACTTATAGTTTATTGCTTGCAAATATACAAAATTATAGCATTAGTTATTATTCTTTGCTTGAAAACATACTTCGAGTATATCAAATTAGCATTTATTAACCTTATAAGGTTTGTTTGTGTTATAATCGTAGTTATATTTGCATCGTAATAATAAAACTAAATGTTTAACGACTAGCATACATACGATTATGAAACGTTACAACTTATCCCAAATAATGAAATCCGCTTGGCGCTCTTACAAACGTGCCGGCAACGAAAGAACGTTCTCCGAATGTCTGAAATCAGCTTGGAGCCTTGCAAAATTGCAAGAATACTGCTCATCGGAAGCGGTAAAGGCTAGAACGGATCAGTTCTTGGCGGAAAGACATGAAGCCATGAGCAACGCTGCTAAGGCTACAATGGATAAGGGGTACAATAATAAGAGCATACCGGCATCGGCTTACTATACGGCTAGTACTGGAAGATACGGTGCTCATTACGTAGGAGATTAACCATTAAAATATACGAATATGCCAGAAATTACAATCATTGTATTATGCCTGCTTGCCGGATATAAGATGTTCGGTGATGATAACGACAGGTTTTTCATGTGCTAAGCAAGAGCGACACGATAGTATCAACACATTAAATAAAATCATTATGGAAACAAGAAGTTTGGAATTATGGTCTACCGATAGGATTGATTTGGTAGAAGCGAAAAACGGTCAAGCCGTGACCTCTTCTTTGGTGGTTGCGGATTACTTTAGGAAGGCACACAAAGATGTACTGAAAGCGATTAGAGGATTGGAGTGTAGTGCCAATTTCACAGAGCGCAATTTTGCGCCCTGTTTGTATATCAATGAGTTATGCAATAATGTAAAGAAAGAACTCCCCATGTACTACATGACCCGTGACGGCTTCACCTTCCTCGCCATGGGCTTCACCGGAAAGGTAGCCGCCCAGTTCAAGGAAGCCTACATCAACGCCTTCAACGAAATGGAAGAAAAGCTCCGATCCGAGCGTTGCACCAAGTACGCAGAACGCATCGTCAGAAAACAGGTGAAGGAGTTCAACCAATCATTGCAACAAACGCTCGCCAGCGGTCGCAAGAAGCACGGAAACACTTACGGTGGATTGATACCCTACGGAAAGGAAGAAGTTGCGTACAACCCGAAAGAAAGCATGGAATCGAATCTAAGGCGGATATTCGGTCAAGTACATGAGATGTGCAAGGATGGCTTTCTAATGACTTCGTTAGCTGTAGAGACGAACAAGATGCTACAAGAGCTTATTAACAAGAAATAGAGTAGTCAGGGGGCTTCGGCCTGGCACATTAGTTGACGCCAATCAGCAGGAAAGGGTAGCTTTAAGGCTGCCCTTTCTTTATGTCTGTACTCATGCAACGTTTCGCTCCCGGACCATATTTGAGATAATGGCGTAAACCTTATCCAAGATATTATTTCTTTCCGCTATTTCAAGTTTTGTTTCTCCCTTGAACTTCTTCTTGTAGTTACTAATAGAAATGTGATAGAGGTAATATAATTGCTCATAAACCTTGTGCCAAACGTCCTGTTGTCTAGTGTTGGTTGCCGAAGCATATTTGTTCACCAGTTGGCGGATCTTATCACGAAGAGAAATTTCCGGTACCTTTTCAGATGAAACAGCAACCGCTAACAACAACTTCCCGTTTTCTTCTCTCTCCTGTTCCATCGCGTCCAGTCTCTTTTCTACGTTTTCAATCCGTTTGCTTTGTTCAAGCAAAGCTTGTGCGGACTGGACCAGTATTTCAAGTTGGGATAATGGCTTCAGCTTTTCCTTTAGAGCTTTTTCCATCGCATTGAAAGCTGCAATATAATCAAGTTTAAAGCGCATAGCCTTTTTCCCTGTAAATCCCATAGCCAGCAAAGTAAAACCGTCACGATTCATTATAAACATTGGGTATTCTTGCTTATTTTGTTCGTTAACATAAATAGTTTCAACAAACATGGGGTCAGCCGAATTTTCGGCACACCCCTGTATAAGTTCCCTAATAGCATCTAAAACATGTTTATGCTCTTTCCCGAACTTTTCAGCCACCAACAAGCTACTTGTTAGCGCTTGGTTGTTCTCACCTTTAAATACTAAATCGTTCATATTATTAAATATTTTGTTCTATTTTTCCTATGATTTTTGTATAACCATCGGAATTTTTCCGACCACACACCCTAAAAATTGTCCTTTTTGACTGATTCAGAAGATTCTTTCTGTTCTTCCTCCTCAATCTCTTTCAGGACTTCATCCACCCTTTCGGCATTACCGGCAAACAAAATACCCTCTCTCCGGGACCATACTTTACCATCTATTGCACTAACTGCCGTTGTTACCCGTTCATCAATATCATCAATCATATATGGAACCAAATCCACATCAATATCAATAGTCTGGGACGCCTTGTCAAATTCGGATGGGTTAATATCCGCCAAAGCTGATACCAAGAAGTTTACCCTCCGTTGAAAGAACTCTCCAATTACTTCCGCATGATTAGATACCGCCATGTGCGCACCCATAAAAATATACCTGAACGCTTTCCCTGAAATGGCATTTCCAAGACCTTTCAATTCTTGCGGTGATATGCGTGGGGTATTCGTCAGGTCGTATGCCCTGTTAGTAAGCCCTTCGAGTTCCAATTTAACCGTATCAGGAACCTGATTCCAGGTCAGATATTGAGCGTTTGCCTTATCTCCGGTCAATTGTATGATTCTGTTGCGTTTCTTCCCTGTAAAGCCTGACACGTCCCCAAAGAGCATTAAATACGGGAAGAAATGGTAATCTATACAATCGGCATAGCTTGATAATATCTTCTCTATGCGTACACGTATAGTCTTTATCTTATGGCAATAAGTCTCCGGGCGATAACCATATAAGACAGGAAGTTTTTTAAACCCATGCCTGAAAGACTTCTCCTCTACCGCTTCCCACCTATTCGTATTTTCCCACTGGTAAACATGTGTAGCGGTAACAGTTTGAAAGCATACTATTTCTACATCGTCCAAGTCTTTCTTTTTATATTCACGTGAGAAGGCAACCAAATCTCCGGCATCATCAAAGAAAGGGTAAAGTTTATCTCCCCTGAATGGCGACCATATTACGCTGCGGAGCTTATTTTGCGGCCTCACACTTCCTCCGAAGGCCTTCTGTATTTTATTCCAGAATTTAGCCCAGAACGAATCATCTTTGACTGCATACCAGTATTCGGCACATTCCTGTTCAGAAAGCCATGAACGGACTATACGTTTATTCTGGTACTTTATTTTATTCTTCTTCAATACTTGCTGGATAGCATAAAATAACCCTTTTTCGTCCTCATTAGACGGAGCGCAATCCATCTTAGGCTCAACTCCTACCGTAAATGCTGTTTGAATATTGGTTATATCTTGCTCCAGCGGGATAGATATACGGTTGCACGGCTCTGTACGTTTTTTAGCTGGGATAGTAGTGCTTTTACCGGTACTATCATTCCATTCTTCCCTTTCCTTCTCTTCAACAACTTCGATATCCGGGTATTTTTCTTTATCCACAATGATTTCATGCAAATCAGCATTCCAATCCTTCCAGTTTTCACCGGTATTGGGTTCCTCCGTTTTACGCCCTTTCTTCAAATATTCGATCTTCTGATCTACATCTTCTAATGCTAAAATCTCTTCTAATGTCATATTGATATATTTTTAACGTCCAAAAATCCCCGAATAATCTTTAGGTTTCTGAATTTTACCAAGAAGCTCACCCAATACATAATAACGGGCTGCATCGATAGCGTGGTTATCATGATCTTCCGGTTCATTTATATAGTTCCCATCTTTATCTTTAGCCCACACATATTTCCGTAGTTCTTTCTGAAGATTGTATGAACGTTTAGTTACAAAAATCTCCATGGTCTTCATTTTGTCTATACCTGCGTTAATAGAACCCGCTCCCTTTTCGACAGGATATATTTTTATCCCTCCATTGTGTATTTCTTGAATCAACCGTGGGTCAGCACTATCGGCTATAACCTTCAATCCCCATGGACGAAGCGTTTTAATGATGTCAGAGGAAAGAAGCCCGGTCCGGTAATCCACTTCATCCAAATACAGAGCATTATCAATAATTCCGCAACGAATAGAGGCGGACGGGTCATGAGTATACCCGAAATCTTGCCCAAAAGCAACCTTTTTGCACCAAATCGGGAACTCATCAACAATGCCCCATTTTTTGAATACAGCACCTTCTGCCACGTCAGCCCATCGTCCGATAACCACATGAGCATATTTATCCGGATCATTTACTTTCATATCCTCAACCTCTTTCAGAAACTCCGGTGAAAGATTCTCCAAATTATCAAAACAGGTGGTGTGGATATGAAGAACATTCGGATGAGTAGAGACTTGCACCTGCACTCCGTCAATCTCTACGAGCTTGTGAGTATTCTCGATGTACTTTTTATAAATGAAGTGATTAGAGTCGCAGGGGTTCATTATGATGATAATCCGGTTCTGAATCCCTTTCTTACGGATGGAGAGCATTATCTTATCAAATTCTTCCTCATTCGTCCACTCTTCCGCTTCATCGCATACAAAAGTAGTGATACCCTGAATAGATTTTAATTTTGCCGTCTGATTACCGGAAGAAGTCTTGATGCCTCGGAACATTATACGACTATTAGTCATTTTATTGACTATATCCGTCTTGGTAGTCTTGAAATACTTAGTTGTTCCGTCTAGCTCTATCTTCTCCATCATTTCCGGAATGATAGACATACCAGCGGAAACCATCGTGTAGCGGGTGTAGAGAACCTGATGCACTATCTTTTCTACCGGAGTCATTTCAAAGGTCAACCGTTCAATGAAGGTGGAAGCATTAAAGGATTTGCCGGAGCCACGACCACCGGTGATAAGAATAATGAATTTATCCGTATCAGTGTATAATGGATGGTAAATTTCTTGAGGTACTATCATTTCAGCTTGTCTTTAATCCAGGAATCAATACTAATACCGTGGTCTATATTGGTAGGTATATTGGCATCTTCGGGCTTTGTCTCTTGCATAGGCTTTCCCCATAGCTTTTCGGTCAGTTCCTTTAACGTAGCGATAGAACCCTTGCCGGAATCTTTATATAATGCTCTGCAAATATTAATGACCCACATGGGGGTATCATCTTTATCTATAATATCCTCAACCTCTTTTTTGGTACATTGCATAACATACACTACAACCTCCTTCCATTCGTCATAGGATATATTATAGGCTTTTTTTGCAATAGTATATAGCTTAGGCTTCCGGCCTCTGTTTAGAGGCTGGTTTTCGCTCGTAAATCTTGTTTTCTTTCCATCTTTAGCTATATTCTTATTTGCCATTTCAAACCGTTTACAAACCGTTTTCTACTTGCTTTATTATTATAAATTACCACCCTCTGTACTTACTAGAGCGATTAGTCCCTTTCATTACTTCTATTCGTTGAATATAATAATTATCAGGTTCATATATACCAGCATCTTTATCGCTTCTTTCGGCTTGTTTTATCGCCTTTTTCGCAACATCAGAACTAATATAACCGTTAGACTCATTTCCCGTTATCTTGTCAACAAATACATATTGAATCTCTGTTGCATTGGAACTCGCTTTTGTAGGTCCCTGAATAGGTTCGGTAAATCCCGGCCCAGTTCTACGGGAAGATTTTGCACTGCCCCCCCTAATTCCTCCTGATGTCTTTGCCATTATCTTTTCCTCCTTCGTCTTAAGGTACTCCCCGATAATGTTGGATTAAGCATCAATACTTCAACTGGATAACCGGTATTTCTCGATAGATTATCCATAACTGTCCTAGTTGCTTTATATATTCTATCCCGATTAGCATTCCCATAAGTCCTAATTAAGCGGTGCATTGCTTTCTTTGCATCTACTCCGCTTCTGATTCTATCACGTCCTCTAATCCCTCCACTTGTTTTAGCCATTTCAATCTCCTTTCTTAACTCTGTTAGCCATAAACTGTTCGACATATATAATGCTGTTTTGCACGCATATATCTTTTATTTTATCTCCACCACCGTAAACTATCATATTAGGAATATCCTTTCCCGATATTTCACGAGCAATCTGAATTTCTTCTTTTAAATACTCCTGCCTGTCAGAATATCCACGGGTCGCAAAAGCGTTATACCCGTCAGGAACACCTAAACGATTCCACTTTTGAAACTTCTTTGCCACATTCAAATCAGCCCACACCTTCACACCACATTCTTGCCAATATCTGGAAATCCACCTCTTTTTGTATATTTGATGTAATCCGTAGGCAACAGGGGTTGTGTCGAACAAAGACAAGTTCGGCTCTATGACAGCCTCACATCCGCTATTAAGAACAGTTGTCGGGTCTTTCCATATTGCTTCAAATCGGTAATCCTCCACATAGAAATGATAGGTGGATATTCCTTTCTTCTGCCTGGTATCAGCGCCCCATGCTGATAAAGGAATTACAAGACCGCTTACTGGCTGTTCGTCCGCCCTTAAATTAGGAATGTCAAAATCATTATTGCTGTCATATATCCTGTCACCAAGCATCATATCGTAGAAATCAGCCTTTTCTATATCCTCTTCGCTTTCTTCTTCCTGTTGTTCCTCTGAACTACGCTCTGAAGACTTTTGTTCCGGCTCCTGCCACACCTCAAATCCCCAATCATCAAGCTCTTTGCCGTCCCATTCATTGGCAATCATATCCCAGTCTGTCTCTCCGAAGGGATTATTATCCTGAATAAGCATTTGACGAAGCTTTTCTACTGGCATATCTTCCGGTAAAATACAGCATGGCACTTCTTTCCATCCTAAATGCCTGTAAGCATGCAAACGCATATTTCCCCCAATTACAATGTATCCACCGTTATATGGGTAAACAAGAATATCCCTTGCTTCTGTCATTTCGGGAAGCTCTTTTATTGATTTACAAAGCTTACGAAATCTTTCTCCTTTGATAAGTCTAGGATTCTTCGGTAATCCCGCTATTTGCCCATCATTGGGATACACTTTAGATATTACTATGTTTTCTCTTTTTATCATACCTTATCTATTATACCATTGTCTTTCAACCGAGATACAATTCCAGTGTAAATATACTCTATATCCTTCCGAAAGTCCTTATAATTATTGTAGAGAACAACCACAGTTTCGATATTGTGGGAAATAAATGTTTTATCGCTGATATTTACCGATTCGGCAATCTTATCCCGAAGTCCTTTTGGCATTCTTCCACCGGCCAATACACTGGGAGCATAAAGGAAAAGAATAATAAATATAAACTTCTTTCTGATATGAACGCTATCCTTATTTCCCGGACAATCCCTAAAATCCTGTATTTCGCAAAACCATTTATATATGGATGGAATATAATCCAGATCTGACATAATAGGAGCAGATAATTCAGACTCTCTTTCCGACAATCTGGATTTCTGCTCTCTGATAGATTTTAACTCTGATATTTCTGAAAACATAGTACGATTATTTAAAAGTAAATAGTATATTTGTACTATGAATTAGGGAAGGGCGTCTATCTGGTGGTTCGGGTGACGCTCTTTTACTTTGTGTTCTTTCCCCATATTTTCGCATTATACAAGGAATAAGCCCATAACTTTATCTCTTCACTGGTGTCCAGGAATTCCACTTTCATGGCTTCCTTCATACATTCCGCCAGTAGGTTGCTGTCTGCTTGGTTCATAACTTCGCTTATTGGCATGGCTATTCCTCCTTGATTAAATCTGGGTTATCGTAGATATTTCCAATCACGATAGTATCATCCATTTTTGTAAGATCAGATTGCCCGAAATAGAATAAATTTCGACCATTAGAAAGTTGAAAACTACAATTACGATATAGGATAATAGCTGTATATTCTTCTGGATTAAAACCAAATGTAATAGTGTGAAGAATATCCCCTTCGTAAATTTCCTTTCCGTCCTTGTCAAGTAGCCCGGTGAATTGACCTACGGTTTCGGGATAAACCTCATACATGCCGATGCTTTTCCCTATTTCGATATCATTTAGATTCGGAATAACAGCGTATCTATCCTCTTCAATCTTAATAAGGGAGCCAAGCAGCCATCCATCACCGTATATGCTTTTCCCTCTGAATTTTATTGTACGATTCATTTTATTCCTCCTTTTCTTTAAAGTGTTCGATTAGCTCTTCTACGGTAGCCTTATACCATTTTTCAAACAAGATTTCTGGCATGTCTTGGTAGTGCATGCCAACTTTCAGATATCGGCATAAGAACCAATCATTTCCATCGGTAAACCACTGGTTATCATCTGTATCATCCCTTAATGCAGCTATTGCCAAGAAAAGTTCTTCGTTAGTTCCGCAATCAACACTATCGGTTTCGTCAGGATGTGGAATGTTACTGAAAAACTCAACACTATATAGACCGTATTCGGGTTCAGTGAAAATACATAAATCTTCGTTAAGTTCCGCCCCAGACAATCTATATCCCAACTCCTCCAACTTCTTTCGAAGCTCCGGTGTGTTGCGTCTAATAAACGCTGCTGTTGTAAATCCCATAATTATTCGTTTTTAAGTCGGTTAAATACTTAACAATCCAATTCTCTTCAATTTCTTTCTAAAATTCTTTTCATTCAAGGCTTGGTCATAATAACAATCAGGTTCTATAACCGTTTCAGTTTTGGTTACAGGAAGCCCATTCAAACCAATAGCAACCTTGTGTATAATAGAAGCCCTCTTGATTTCCCCTGTTTTTCGATTAAAAGAGAATAAGATATGCCCTGGTTCCCTCTTAATCTTATTTACCAATTTATATTCTGTTTGCTGCTTTTGCAGATATTCTATCTGTTCCTTAGAAAGATTATCTTTTGTTATAATAGGTACTATATCCATTTTGTTATTCGTCCTTTCTGTATCTTTTAATGACAGTCCTTTTGTTGAAAATCAATAGTTTTATCAAAGCAATAATTAGCTTTAATAGCTCTAATTTGCCGACAATGATGACGTTAATATCATAGAAACCATCTTGGCTCATAATATTATACCAATTTCGATATGGCTTAAGACACCTGAAAACAGTAGTCACATTTGTTATTTTCTTCATTATCTATCTTGTTTAAGTTCGTTCAATACCTTTTTCGCTATCTCATAGCGATTCAACTGCCAACCAGTATAAACATCATCGGTGTATTCGTCATAATGATTGGCATATACGTATGAATCCAATTCTTCACGAAAAGATTCTCCATCTAGCCCACTATCATCACAACCATCGTACATTCTCAATTCATGAGCTACTTCTTTACATTCTTGATGTGTGACGAAATCATACACAGTCCCATCATAAATATTTGTCTGACGGACATACTTTTGTCCCGGCTGTATCTTGCAAGCACAAAATTCACATATATGCTCTTTCTTGGCTGTTGGATAGGTTTCTCTTAATGTTGTTGGCATAATTATTTCTCCTTTCGATTCTTTTTTTACACATCAATTAATAGCTCGGATTCAGCACATCTACATCGCATTCATGACATAAATTGCAAACCTTTGTTTTATCTTTAACGCACATGTTCTTAGCCTTTTTCGGATAATTCCAGTCGATGGAACTGCGAATAATTGCTTTAATATGATCTAATTCCAAGCTCTCCGGACAATGTTCATTGAGAAAGTCTAAATCTTCCTTGATTAGTTTCTCATACGCCTCTTTACTTATCTTTATGCTCATATCTATCTTTTATTGAATTAATCTTCTTCCTGCAAATATAATTTCATGCCTTTTTTAGTTAAACCTAATACATGAGTATCATCAGCCCATTCATTAGCAATTCGCATAGATTCAGCAGGACAACCAGAATCAAGTACTACCTCATATTCTCCATCGGCATGCATCATCATATCTCCATATCCTGCCACAAGTTTTTTATTAAAAGCCATCAAATCACCGTAATTGTTAGCAAAGTAAATTCCTGCCTTTTCACAGTCTTTATACGCCTTTTTTAGTCTATTAAAAGCTCTTTGTTGTTCAGGCGTTAGTTCGCATACTGCATATAAATCTCCTTCCATATTAATTCCTTTCTAAATTGTTTTACGTTAACCTTCTACTGTTTTAAACAGAGTAACTATCTTAATACATCTCTTACGTTCACCCAAAGCCTTTGCAGCTTCCATTTGAGCTTGTTGATAATGACAATGCGATTTGTCGAGAATGCCATCAAGCCAATATTTTTTATATTCCTCTGTCCGGTAAGCTAATCTGAAGGTCTCTGTGAATAAAACGTTGTCTATTTCAAATTGAACAAAGAAGTTGTCTGTTTTAAGCATAGATGTTTCTTTATAGTTATTCGTTATCTAATTGTCTTTCGCAAATCCTTGATAATCCTTCAAGAACTTGCAAGGTTTAATTAATATTATCCATCAGGTAGTCTGCTATCGCATACACCACCAGGTAAAATAAGATGTTCACTCCTAGGAGAAGGAGGATGTTTAGGAGTATTCTCATCTGCGGGAAGATCCTTTCAATTCGATTACATTAAACATTTCATTAATGCGATCAGCGATATACGCACCATATCGATCCTGAATCTCTTCTATAGAAAGATTGGTCGTTATATGAGTTTTACACTCGTATCTCAATTCATATCGACATTGAAGAATATACTGCATAACATTCAACTCCGTGCCAAAATGCTTAGAAGGAACGGGCTCCCTTCCTAATTCATCAAAACAGATCGTCCTAGGAATTCCACCATTGTAAGTATACAGCTCCAAATAATCCCGTCCTTTCATCGAGAACCCAGTAGCAACATAAGAGGCGGAATCAATTCTGAATCCTCCAATGGGATAATCCCCGGCATCACGTCCTCCAATAAACCATAAGTATTTATTTAGAATTTGCATTATAGTTGATTTACCGGTCCCGTAATCTCCTGTTAGCAAAAGGCCTTTCCCAGCCCCCGAATCACCTTCTGCATAGAGAAATATATCATTCATTATCTTTCTAAAAGCCCCTTCAACTTTAAATCCCGGACAAACAAAGCGGCAGCATTCAGCAAACACTTCTGCTCGTCTCTTCTTGTCATTTATCAATGTTGTAGGTGGCAGTTGTGCGGATAACAGCTTTCCTATCGGAATCGGAGTTACCGGCCTTATCCTTGTTTCCATTTCTTGCTTGATTTACAATTTCGTTATATTTTGAGTTAATTATAGCTACGCTAAAATTCTTCAATATCCAATCATCGTGTATTGATGATAACAAACTTTGAAGAGCGTACAATAGAGAATCATCATCAACAGGCATACCTTTCTGATTCCGGGAAAAACTAATCTTCTTAAGAAGTTTACTCATTGATCCAGCGTCTTTCTCGGTCCAATAGTAATCTGTGTCAAAAGTCGATTTCACATAAGATTCAAAAACAGAACGAGATTTTATATTTATCCCCTCCCCCTCGGGGGGTATGGGGGGATTATTATTATCTATTTCTTTATCTTTCTTCTTCTTATTGCCCCTAGCCTGCCCCAATTCTTCCATTTTTTTAGCCATTTTTTCAGCAGTTGCCCTTAGCTCTGCCCTTAGCTCGCCCAAAGCATTGTTTAACTCACTGATTTCTTTGTTGTTATCTATGCCCCTACCTATGTCCTCATCCTGGCCTTTGACAGGATTATACTCATCATAGTTGCATAAAGTTATCACAGTCATGCCTTGTTTGTTACAAGTCGTTATCATGCCTCTCTTTTTCAGTTTGGCAAGGAAATAGCGTACTTTCTTTTCAGACCATTGCCAACGCTTCATCAAAAACGATATAGATGCTGGATATTGACCTCTTGAATAAGAGATTTCCCGACCTCCGATGAGTTCGCTGTACGCCTTGTCGGTTGCCTCAAATCGTGCTGACTGAATCAAGTCAAGCCACGCTTCGCACTCCGAAAACTCACGGGCTACCTTCCACATTTCATTCGAGAAAAACCTGCGGCTTAGCCTCAAAAATCCTTCGTCCATAGTTAGAATCTCACGTTTGTTAATTGTCTTCCTTTAGAGCAAACTACCCATTTACCATTACCGCTATCAAACAACCGTAAATCAGAGACTTCGCCAAAACGTTTGATGTTACCACATAAATCCACAATCCAGCCACATTCTTTGGAAGGATGGGGGCGGATAGCCCGACCGACTATCTGATACCACATAGCAAGTGACATCGTAGGACGTGCCATAACAACAGTGTCAAGTTCCGGATAATCAAAACCCGTAGTCAATACTCCGACATTCGCCACTACTGGTATTTCCCCTGTTTTGAAATGTTGGAGGATCATTTCACGAGTGGCTTTTGGAGTGTCACCGGATACAATAGCGCAACCAGGTATTGACATCGTTAACCGTTCTGCTTCTTTCAAGAACCGAGTAAATACTAAAATGCCTTTTCTCTTACCACCTGCTTTGGGATTCATCAGTCTTTGGACAATATGGACGAGATAACCGTAGAAGTCTATCCGTTCATATTCTCTTTGAACTGACTTATCCGTATAGTCGGCACCGGTGGTATTTACTTTCAGGTTAAGTTCATTCCATCCTGAAGGATTCATAGGATAATAGTTTAGCTTCGCCAAGTAGCCCATATCTAATAGGGTTGATACCTGTACATGGTAAATGACCTCTGAAAAAACATGAGGCTTTGTCCGGGTGATGAATTTCAGCATAGAACCGAAATTACGACTAGATGATAACCGATAAGGCGTAGCTGTTAATCCAAGAACCTTGCATTTCAATATAGAAAGAAAGTCTTTGTACATTCCTTCCTTTGGATTCACTAAGTGACACTCATCTATTATCACGTTCTTGAAGTGTGCAAATAGTTCGGGATGTCCTTTTACGCTGCCGATGGTGGCAAAGGTTATCCGGCTTATCTCCTTTGAGTTGAAAGAGGCTGAATAGATGGAGCAATCAAGCACACCGTATGAACATAGCTTTTTGAAGTTTTGCTCTAAAATTTCTTTCGAGGGCTGAAACACCAAGGTATGTCCGTCTAACCGGTTGGCAATATCAGCAATGATAAGCGATTTGCCTGATCCAGTCGGCAAAACCATAATGGCGTTGGTTTTCTTTAGTTTGTCATTAAAGAACGCTACGGCTTTATCGGATGCTTGTTGTTGATAATCTCGAAGTACGAAACTCATATTCCTTTCTCCTTTCGTAGTTTTTTACTGAGTGCTTTGTAATACTTAATTAGTTGCTCGTACTCAAAATCTGACATCTTAGAAGTACCAGCAGCTTTCACTTTCAGCAAGTCAAATTTCTGTTGCCCGATTTTGGCTATCAGATTCACCCGATATCCTTCCAGATGATCAGCTTTGAACCTATTGCAGTGACGGCATTCGGCATGGCAGTTATTCTCATCAAACCGTGTCGCCAAATGTGTACGACTGAAGTAGTGCCCGCAATCGGCTTGCTCAAACGGTTTTATCTGTCCGCAACTGATACAGCGAAAATATCCGTTCGGCATACAATCACGAAGCCGGATAAAGAGAGAGAACTCCTTATCAAGTTTAGCTTTCAAATCCGGCTTCTTCTTTACTGTTACCCCTGCTTTATCAAACAGAGGTAAAGGCTTGTCTTTTTTCTTAGCTTTGGTTCGTTTAATGTAATACGGCATTGTTTATAATTTTAGTTTGTGGTGGCAGCAGGATTCGAACCTGCAATGCTTGGCAATCTTCTACATCTTCCGTGTAACACTGGATTGGTTCGTTTTACAATGATGCCCAGTTTTCATAACATCGTAACCAAGTCTACTAAGAGTTGTCAGCGTCTACCAATTCCGCCATACCACCAACCATCTTATACTTCTATAATTACAATATCCGGTGCAATCTGTCTGATCTGCTCCAACTGTTCATCAATGACTTTATTCTTGTATTCCTCGATGGCCTCATTCGCACCGGCAGACACAAGAGATAAAGAAACATCCCGACCGTCCACATCAGCGTAAATTTCGACTTCTATCTCTTCACAGGCAAAACCTTTGAAAAGAGGGATGTTTAGTTTGAAAGATTTTGGAAGATTGGAATCAACCACCTGTGAGTAGTTATCCACCTTACTGCCATTTTCCTCCTTACTGCGTTCGATGTCTTGGTTTACTTTTGCCTTGAAGTTTTTCAAAGTAGAAACAAGCATCATATTTTGCGATTTATCGGTAAAGAAAGCACGGTGCATCTTTAAGAACTTGGACAACTTAATAGGTTCCCATTTCTTTTCGGTATTGATGCCGAACTCCATCATTTCTTTGGAGGTTTTCAGTTCACCTCTGATGTCTGATTGGTAATAGTTCGTTTCGTCAACCGTCAATGCTATCCCCATCACATCACGGTTTACAATGATGTTCGACGCTTTCTGGTTGATTAATTCAATGCGCTTTTCCAACCATCTGAAAGGAGTGTCGATAGTCCCACTGATAACTACTCTTTCCGGTTCTTTTGGGTCGAGTACTACGGGTGCTTCACCCTCTCTCAATACTACTTCAATAGGCGTGCCATTATAATCTTTCGGTACAACCACGTTTAATTTGTTTTCGCTCATGATTCTGTTCCTGTTTTACGGTTAATATTAAAAATTGTTCTTTGCATTTCCTGCGGCATGATAGGACGGGAATAAACCAGCTCACCAAGTTTGTTGTAATACCCGGCCATCTTTTCTTCATGATAGAGAATTTTCACACACTCTTCATTTTCAACATATTCAGAGCCCTTCTTTATGTTTTCAAGAAGTTCCTGTTTTCTTTCATTTAAAGGCTTTAATTCAGCCTTAAATGCTTCCATAGCTTCTTTTTTCTCAATCTCAATATCATTAATTTGAATTGAGGTTTCAGCAAGAGATTCTTTCTTTTGCGCTAATTCATCCGGTGTAAAACGGTGAGTATAGCCAATTTCTTCTACAGCATCGGCATTGTCCTGTAAGAACTGCCATCTATCCTTTTCGGGGATTTCTTGACCTAAAAATTTATCCATAAATAAAAAATGTTAATTATTTATACTTTTTGATTGTAGATAAAATATCGTCAATGGGTAATGACGGAATAGAGACACCTGTATTTTCGTACTCTTTCAAATATTCATAAGCATCTGAAAATTGCTCTTGTACTCTTTTGAAAGTTCGTAAAGAAAGAAGTGTTGAAACAATCGAATCATACGTTTTTTCTTTTTCTTCAGTCAACTTATCTATTTTTAATCTCAATTTGTCGATACGTTCAATGGTTTGGCTGCCAACCTCTACATGAGGGTACCAAGTCGTTGAAGCTGGGAAATAAAGGAGCTTGTCAACTTTTACTTCATGTTTTCCATTATATAAAGTTGCACAAGATGCTTTCTGAAACGTACTTTTGTATTTTTCAAAGCACTCTTTCAAATCTTTCGGTAGGGTATCTGAAATGGCTTTGTTTGCCAAGTCTGTTCTTTCCTCTGAAAGCGATTTGATCTTTGCACCAATAGGTGCTACCATTTTCTCTGCAACTTTTTCAGAGATAGTTCTTGTTATATTCATAGTTAAATAAATTCTTTGTTACGTTCAATTTCTTGCTGGGCATATATCAGCATTTGATGTTCATTAGCAGCCGGTAGATAAATATCTGCCTGTGCCGTGCTCCAATTACGGAAACGCTCAATAGATAAAGTCATTTCTCCTGTTGTCAGTTCTGCCGAATTGCGTAAATAAGTTACTTCTTCACCTTTCTTGTTGATCGTTTTGCGTTCAAACAAATCACGGT